AAAGTCGTTGTCGTCATCATCTTGGTACATTGATCTGTTCATATACTATTAGTAGTATTTTAATATTATATTAAGGTTGGTCAGGCAAAGAAAAAGGTAATTGGTTGTTTTAGGGATATACCCATTATGAGTTAGCGATTTTGTGTGTGGCGAAGATTCTGTGGTGAACTGACTACATGGCTAAAGGTATCCTAATAAGTCCCATGTATATATATATACAAAGTGTGGCTCAACTGTGTGGTGTATGCCATGGTTTGCTAAGGAATTTGCACAAGCTCTAGATGAATAGATAGTTTACAGTCATAACTAATAACTTATCACTGTAAATTAAATCACAACCAATGCGATATAGTGTTGTATTAATATCACAGTGTTGCATATCCGACACAAATACGCATAATGTAAATCGATGCGATGTATTAATAAATAGGAACTTTATCACTCATCTTTAATTAATTAATCTTAATACTTACCAACACAATCAAATGTTTTAATTGTAATAATGTTTATTGTTAGTTTATGATTTGTTTATATTTTATTCTATTTATTCAATTAATGCTTTAATGGTCCATTACTCCAGGATATATTCCAGGCTATATTCTTTTCTTATTAATTCTTTTCTATTTGTCTTATTTTTCTTTTAAGCAGCTCTAATTAATTTAATCGCATAAAACAAAGCTCTAAAAATAAAAGATAATAAATTCAATAACTTAATAATTTAATTCATTTTAACTAAAAATAATAGTTTACATAATATAATTCATAATGTACCAATCTGGTTATAACAAACAATGAAAGATAATACAATGACAAAAAAACGATACATAGTTTGGTTAGATAAAGTTGGAAGAAATGTTGCAAGTTATGAAGATGCAAAAAAACTTTATCATAAATGGATCTCATTAAATTATGAGAATGTTAGAATAGAAGAAATTGAGGAGGTTGCATAAATGCTATCAAATGAAAAAATACTTAACCTTACTTTTATAAGCACTTCTAGTCATGGTTATTTAAAAATTGATAAACAAACATTTAAACAATTTAATTTGAATGGTAGTGAGTTTAGCCAATGTTCTTATTATCAACCAAATAATAATTGTTTTTACTTAGAAGAGGATTGTGATGCTCCTAAGTTTATAAAAATAGTTAAAGATAAAGGTTATAAAGTAAATTTTAATGAAATTAACATTGACGAGCTATCTTTAGGAAGAGGAATAGCTGCATAACTTTAAGAACTTGATACCAGGTTTTTACTTGGTATCAGGATCTTAAAATATAAGATCAAATACTATATTGACAATATGGTTATGATAGTATTTAATACAAAAAAACAATAACTTTGAAAGGGTTATATAATGACTGACAAAAAATGTGCAGAAATTGTTAATCAAAAGTATTTAGATACTGTTAATGATTATCAATCAGCTTATGACTATTTTAATCTTGATGATAAAAATAAATCAAAGCATGATAAACACGAAGATCTACAATCATACGAAGATTTATTTGATTATGTAAATCAATCGGCTTTAGGTTTTGACTTTGTTTCAGTTGATACCTTTAAAAATCAAGATCGTGGATATTGGCGTCTTCAAATGTCTTGGGGTGGTCCAAGTGATGAGTTTAGAATATATGTAAACCCAGAAAATGTAATTGAATATATTGATTACCATTATCTAGATTGGTTTGATGGAGCTTCTGTAAGAGTAAGACATGACATTGTTTATGATGTTTGTAGTATGTTTTTAGATTGCTCTGAAACAAAAGACGCTAGCGAAATATACAATCATGAAGACATGGAGGCTGCATAAATGGAAAAATATATTGGAGATTTTTATTCTTGTGATCATAATGGAGATTTTCATTGTTATGAATGCAAAGAAATAAAATTAGAAAATGAACTAAAATATATTACCTATAATGAATCAACTTATTTTTTATGTGATAATTGTTATAATGAACATATGAAAGAAGATGAAACAATGGAGGTTGCCTAATGTTTAATAGATCAGATCTAAACGCTTTATTAGCAACAGTTATAATTATTGGTCTAGGATATGGTGTGATGCACTTATTAGTATTCTTAGATGGATATTATAAGCTATCAATTTATTAACTAACAAAAGGGGATAACATGAAAAACAAAACAACGATTGAGCTAATGGATGAAATAACAGAGAGCCAAATGATCTATAATATCCACCAAGTACAGCATATTTTAAATCATTTAATAACTGGTAAGAAATACGATGGAAGTAAATTAGATCAAGACAAACTTATTCATTATAAATTATCTTTAGTTAAAATAATGGATCAAAACAAAACAAAAATGGAGGTGGCTTAATATGTACATTATAGACTACAAACAAAAAACGATAGCTAAGTTTAGTAAAAAAGAATTATCCAACTTTTTAAATTACTCTTATGACAAGAAGAGATTTATATTTGTTGATAATAAACAACACGCAAAGCAAGTTATTAAATACGCTATGCGATTAACTAACTAATGAAAGGGTAAACAATGACAACTAAAAAACAAGAACTAACTAGAGAAGAACGAAGTCAAGTTATACAAAGTGCTGAAGCATTTGTTCGTGATTTAAATTACAGCGAACTATACGAACTGGCACTTGAAAATATAACAAATGAATATTTGTCTAGCTCAAGAGATTATTTGCTTGAATGTGGATGGATAAGAAAAGAGGAGGAGGTAGCATAATGACTAAGTTAAAAATAAAAAGTAAAGAAGTAAGAATGCACATGTCTAGACCAGCCACTATTAAAAGGGATGGAATGGATGGCTTAACCTACACAGACAACAAAAAAGAAGCAACTAACGTGTGTGTTTGGTATGACGTAGGATATAAAGATGGTGAGATTGATATGATTGCTGAGAAAGACTTTCATATTGATGAATACAAGTCTTTAGAAAATGCTGAAGATCAAGCATATAAATATGCTGATAAGTTATCAAAGCGTTATAAAACTAACATTAACTATTATTAACATGACAACAATCCAACAGTTAAAAGAACATATAACTAAATTAAATGACGAGAAATTACTTAATCAATTTGATTTATACTCTTCGTTTAATTTGCAAGACACTAAAGAAATAATTTATTATAAAATTATTGAATATGAATTGCATAAAAGAAGATTGCTTGAACATAAACTAATGGAAGATGATTACGAATATGCTCAATAAGAAAACAATAATATTAAATGGCTTGGATGTTGTAACCAATAGAAAAATGATCAGCATTAAACTTCCTATATGGAAGAAGTTAATTAGCTGCTCAAGACATGAAGAGATAACAATAACTAAGTTAATAGATAAGTTAATCACTAAATATATTGAGGATAATAACTACGATATAGAAAAAATATTTAATGATAACTTAGAAGTAAAACAGGATGTTCTTACGAGCTTAATTGATTATAACTTTAATACTCAAGAGCTAATAGAAAAATGATTTATAGTTTAATTTCTACAATGGAATTGTAGCAAATAGAATATAAATAATTACTGATCAATTATATCTGGCTTGGCTTCGGTAGTCTTTTCATATTGAGTATATTTCTGCTCAAGTTCTGGACTATCAAGCCAACTAACAATAATTTGGTTGGTAGTTTTGTTTAATGTTAAATCCTTTTTATCGCTATATAAATCGCTAGTTTTACCTGCAATCCATTGAATAAACTTTGTCTTTTCTCTTATCCAACTAATAAGATTTGGATCTAGTGTGTCTTGATTTATATCGGCTTGGTAAATATCTAAAAGTTTATCTACTATATTCTGGACCCCTATTTTTCTGGCTTCCTCAATCTTGGCTTTGATCTCTTTGTTTCCCTCTTGATTCAAGAATTGATAAAACTTTATCAAGCTGATCGGTAATGTCCCTGCCTTCCTTATACTTGCTAGAGTTTTGCCTTCGCTTAATTGCTCTAATAGAGTATTTAGAACTGTATCTTCCAAGGCTATCAACTCTTGGCTTGACTTTGGTTTCGTAGTAATTTCTGACATAATCTAAATCCTTATCTCTAAATTGTTTTAAACTTGCAAGGCTTTTAATCTTCTTCTCATCTGTATAACCTGGCTTGTTATACCCTCCTCTATTTGTTCTGTCCCTAAATCCATAGAAGTTTGTATTTTGTCCACCATGAAATCTACATTTATAGATTTGAAATCCATGCTTGTTAAAGCTATTGGTTGGAAACCCTTTTGCCTGACATGGCTTTCCAGATAACTTTGACATACCAGAACAGAATATCTTTTTACTCTTGAAACCAGCCATTACTTTTTGATTTGTTCACCTTTCCAATTCAATCCATTTCTTTTATTATATTCCACCTTGGCTTTATAAGCTGATGATCTACTCTTGATTGTCTTTGATACCGCTGCTGTCATGGCTTGTTGTACAATATGCTTTGGCACAGCTCTTTTATCACGCAGCTCTTGCTCTTGTTGTTCAATGGCTTGTCGTATGTAATAAGGATGTTTATTTAAATGCTTATTTAATTCTAGCAGGGGTACACTAGCCAGTTTAATAATCTTACTTTGTTTATCTATATCCCTATTATTTATAATCTTATCTATTAAACTTTTATTACTTAGTTCTATTATACTAGTTTTAATTATATTAGTTTTATTAATAGAGCTAGAATCTGACTGTCTGATAGGTAGAATCTGGCTATCGCCAGTTAGATTATGACTGTCAGATCGTATAGATTTGTGAATAAACTCAGGGTTAATCTTATATAAGTTAGAAGAAGATAGCCGCTTTTTCATAATAAAACTGTGCCTTACCAAAGTGTTAATTATAATCTTAATTTTAGACTCAGAATACCCTGTCAATTCCTTAATCTTAGAGTACCTAGGGTAGCATAATCCAGATCTAAAGTTAGTAAATCTTAACAACACAATTAATATAGATAAGCAATCGCCTTTCCTTTTGCTTGGCAGTGAGAGAAATAGGTTGTGATTAAAGATACTCACATTCAATCTTATATGAGACTTATTAGCCACGTTTTACCTTGTGTTTGCACACTTTATCATGCTGTATCTGCAAATCCAACATAACATAGTACCACTCCTCTTCTAGAATATGGTTTAAATCGCTTTTAATAGGGTATAGACGCTGAACTTTGAACTCTAGGCTGTCGGTATCTGGTATAGGTTTATAGTATAGCAAAAAACAAGGTATATTTAAGCCTTGTGCTATGGCTTCTACAACATTAGTATATTTCTTATAGTTCTTACCAGTATCATATACAGTTTCAATAACTGCCAATGGTTTCCAACAAGGTTTATTAATACAGATAGGAACTGAATCAATATCTATGTAAGCAATATCATTACACTTATTTCTATGCCATTCGGAATAGAAGTCGCCAAACCCACCAACAAAATAATTATATCTTGCCATAGTTCTTAGATCTTTCTTTCATTAATTCAATGTTAAGAACCTGTATCTCTTCGTTTAATCTATCTATTTCTTTTTTAAGTATGACAATCTTCTCATCATAAATTTCACAAACCACCTCTACTGTTAGTTCTTGATCAATCATTTTTAACTTTCTATTTTTTCTAATTTAATTACATTGCAAGTGGGTATGCAAACGACATCACCAAAATCCATTTCGTCTCCATCTATACTAAATGTTGCAAATATTTTTGTGTGTTGTTTATTCGTAGAAAATAAATATCCAAGTGTTGTGCAAATAGCTGGTTTTAAATTAACAACATCATTATAACTATTCCACGAATCTCCACCTTGAATATCAATCCACTCACAAATTACTTTATCATATTTTATACTTGGCATACCACTCCTGATAAAAGCTATTAGGATCAACTCCTGTCTTCTGAGTAATTACTTTCATAAATTTAGGATGAGGTATTCTTTCTGATTTTAAATACCTAATCACAGATACGATAGGATTTTTTCCTGTTAATCCTATGAGCTTGGCAAGATCTTTGTTGCTAAGTTTATTTTTTTGTTTGTAATCGTTTAGTGTCATTTCTTTTTCCTTTTGTTTCCAAAAGCATCAAACATTCTATGATACTTTTTAAGTAGTCGTTTTATTTGTTGATTGTATTTCATTGTTATCCTTTCGTTTTGGCATCATAACCATAAAAGTTATTAACAGTCAATGTTTATTTAAGATTGACTTGAATTGTTAATATATGTATTGGTTATCTAAAAAATGAAAGGCTTAAAATGGTTATTGATTTAACAAAGAACAATTCTACAGCAGCTATTAAAAATATTGATGAGGATTTGGCACTCTCTTATTATTCTAAACTAGGATTGGACCACAGTTCTCCATCACAAGAGAACTTATCAGATTCAGATTGGTTAGTTAGATACTGCCACTTCAATCAAGAAGATAGAAGACTGATGAACATCTCTTATCGTATGACTGCTGGAGTTTCTATTGGTAGAGCATCACAAAAGTTCTTATCTAAATATATGTATGATGCTGAGAAGAAAATTCTTAATGAGAAAAAAGATTTAGATACAGTAATACAAGAAGAGTTAAAAGAATATGATAAGTATCAAGCACACAATGAATCTGATAAAGAGCAACACGAAGATACAAAAAATTATCTTACAGATATGATTCGGCTTACAGTGAAAGCTGTTCAAGACATTGGTTTAGACAGTGAGTCTGCCAGTGAAAGATATTGCACTCATAAATTTAAAGAATTAGTTTTGCCAAAGATCGGAAGAATAGATTATGAAGATAATAAAAATAAATTTATAGAATTAAAGACTAAGCATAGATCAAAAAGAAAATCAGATACCAAAGCAGGTTTTAGTTGGATCAAAGGTTATTTACCTAAAGCACCTGATGTTAATCACGTTAAGCAATGTGCTTTCTATTGGAAAGCTACTGGTAAAACTCCTCACTTGCTTTATGTTAATCAAGATAGCTACAATGTATTTACTCCTGACACTTGCGAACTACTTACTCCTGAGTACATGGATTTCTTAGTTCAAGGTGATTTAATTAAAGCAAAGATCAGACAGAACTTAGTTTATCTTTGTAAAGGTAATCCATTTGAGATGGCTAAGTTAATTGCACCACCAGATTTTTCTGGTTTCATGTGGAAAGATATACAAGATGAATATGTACGTAAGGCTGCAAGCCTATGGGATAATGTATAATGGATATAAATTTTTATAAAAAAACTCATTATAAGATTATGGAAAGTTATAGGCATGATATTATGATGCGTAAAATTAAAGAGAGAGAAGATAAGGAAT